CACTCTTACGATGCACCTGCTTCATTAGGTCTTGGAATGAATGACTGATAACTTCACCATCTAACACATAACTGCGGCCAAAGTTATCAATCTGTTCTGTGAGCTTGTCTGTGATGTGTGAAAAGTTCTCTAAGACTTTACCATTGCGTGTGTACATGGTCACTGTCTTGGATTCAAAGTCGATTACTGTAACAGCACGAACACCATCCAATTTAGGCTGTAGGACTTTCTTGCCTGTGATCTTAGATTCGTGATTGGCACCATCATGTGCCAACATACATTCAAATACAGGCACAGCATATTCTGGCTTCTTGGATTTCTTTGCCACAGTGTTTACTGTCTTTTCACTTACACCACAGCGTAGGTCTTTGATCAGTATTCTACGATAAAATCCGTTCCACTGTTCTTTAGTGGACACATCCATAGCCAACTTGATAGCATCACGAGCAGCATGGCCTGTAAGTGTTCTACGATACAGAGCGTCTGCTAGTTCTGAGAAGTTAGACCAACTAAGTCCTTGTCCGTCTTGCTCACTGATAGGAACCTGCTTGACACCAAAGGTATGTAGTTTGTCTAAGCACCAACGAACACCCTCAAAGAACTCATCAAGTCCTTCGTTCATGGCTTGTTCCAAAATAGCTTCTTTAGCCAAACGACTGTTGTCTGCTTCTAACTGTTGTATTATTACTTCTGGTTGTGTACGCAATTTTGGCTCCTGATTGTTTAGTATATGTATATTATAGCATCAATTGAGCAAAATGTCAACCCTTTTGGGCTTCAAAAAACTTATCAAATAATGGTTTGTTTTCTGCAATCTTTTCGATCTTCCTCATGGCACCATTTGGAATACGGAATGTGTACGACCCGTATGGACCTGTTTGTTCCCAATAACCCCATTCGTTGCCTTTAACATACGGAGGATGAAATCCATTAACAGCATCGGCTGCAATTTGTTTGCGTCCGTTTTCGTAGGCTTCTTTGAATCGATCTTGCAAATACGGATCGCTGAAATCGTATAGACCTTCTTTGGTTACAACCTGACCATTATCATCATAACGAATTCTGTACTGCGTCTGTAGTTTTTCTCGAACGTGCGATAGCTCATATGGATTGTCTATGATGTCCTCAACTCTTGACGAGCCTACACTATGCGGACTCGTAGATTCATTCTTTCTAGTCTTAACTTCAATGCCCTCTAATGGCATGTCGACTCCTCGTTCGTTACTGATATTGTGACCGTTTTTAACTAATTCTTTTTCAGCCCACCGACCTACGTTTCCGTTTAGTTGTTTAATTGGAATTTCAGTTCCAACTGTAATTCCGTTTTTAATTGTTTTAATCATGTGATCCAATCCTTTCTAGTGTTTCTAAAATTTTACGATATCTATGAATATCTTCAGGAGTTGAATTATTTTTTAACAAATTACATCTGTTGCAAATGATCCAAAGATTATCAATATCGTTAGAGCCTTCCAAACTTCTAGGAATAATGTGATCAGTACTAGGTGTGTGGATATCTGACTTGTCTACGTTGTTTTTTCCTAGCCCAAAATTTAAAGGACTTCCACAACACGCACAAGTTTCTCCACATTTAGCAAGAAACGATTCGTAATCTACTCCCCATTTCTGTGCGTTCTTCCAGGCCCATACAGGTCGCAAGTCGTTAGTTTCGCATACAGCACGAAAGAGTTCTCGACTATAATATGTGCCTGGGTCGTATTTGGGATATAGTTTAGCCATTTGCAAATTCCTCATCTTCAACAGTGTCGGTTAGCCGAGGCATGTTAATTGCAAACGGTTTAGGAACAAGTGGCTTACTACTTAACTGTTCGTATGCATCGATGATACCCGATGCAATTTTTTCACGAACGCCCATACCTTTGTAGTTTGTTGGATAGACTGCTTCAAACTCGTCTTTAATGTCTAGATGTAACCGTTCAGAGCTTTCAAAGAAGTTTGAACATTGGAAAATTACATCTTCAAATAGTTCATCTGAGTAAACTTTTGAATCAATCATTAATTCGCGAACCTTTAAGAATCCTAACATTGTTGCTGTGTAGATACGTTCAGTGGGCCAATATGTTCTCATCTTCGGAAGAACTGTACTGATACCTTCTAGTCCGTAATTGTCACGTGCTAAGAACAAATCACTAATATGTGTGATTGTTCCTGCACTTCGTTTTTTGTATGCTGTTTCGCAGCCTGCATCAACTACACACTTTTCAAGAGCAACAGCTTCTTCAACACCCATAATAACTTCTTGTTTGTGAATAAAGAATTTTGCCATTGGTTCGTTATCGTTGTTTAATGCCAATAACATTTGGCTTTCTACATTTTCGTCTTCGCTTTCGACGAAGAATACAGGAACCATACTATCCTCACCGTATTGGTTAATCCATTCAGTGGAATGCTGTTGACCATCTGCGCCATAATATCTATCTTCTTTTTTACTATAACGACATTGCAGTGGTGTTACACAAATGATATTCCATTTGTTGCGTAATTTCTTTTGATGTTTTGGTTCTGGCCAGCGTTGGCGTTCATAATTGAAATAAACCTTTTCTGCTGGCACCCAGGCAAATTGTAGTATCTCTTGATACTTAAAATTTGGGTTTGATTTAGTGGACCCGATTCGTTTCTGCACCATTCGAGAAACTTGGACCAATGAAACTTTTTTATCTTTGCGACCTTGACTGGGGTCAAATGGCTGCAACTTCAGTTCTTCTGTTTTTGACATTTTTCTTTTCCTTTAACTTAGAAATGTATAAGGCGTTATCTTACCCTATGCATATATTATAACAGGACCCTCGGGTCCTGTCAACCACTGTTAACTCAAAAAGAATTCCCAACTAGGATGTTGTATGTGATAGCCCTGTTGTTTACGCTTTTCAGCTAATTCCCAATAGTCTGGACGATAGGGTTTGATTTTGGGCTTCATTTTGGTATGAGCACCTTTCATATAGTTGCAGGGCCTACAGGCAGTGGTTAAGTTTAACCAATTTGATCTGCCACCCAAACTTATAGGATGTACGTGATCCATGGTGGCTTCGGACTCTACTACATGTGTGCCACAGTATTGGCAGGTATGTTGATCACGCAAGAACAAATTGCGTTTGTTAAGTCTAACTATCTGTTTAGGCTTTTGATAGTCTTTGAGCATGATGACTGCAGGCACACGAGTTGACCAATTGGCTGAACGTACTATCCAATCATCATGCCATCCCATTACAGTTACCTTGTCTAAGACGAGATAGCGAATGGATTCTTGCCATCCTACAATGCTTAACGGAAGTAGACACACAGGCTGTGCGTCTGCGTTTAGGACTAGGGTTGTCATTTGGGGGTATCTTAAAAAAGTATTTAACCTATGAATTATTGTACACTCAGATAATGTCAAACACAAGTTTTTTCTACATAAATTATACAGTGGTTGACATATTTGTTGTATGAATATAAACTGTAAGAAATAATACAAAAAGGAAGCGATATGAGTCTAGTACCAATGGTGATTGAATCTACTGCTAAAGGCGAGCGTGCCTATGATATCTACAGTAGATTGTTAAAAGAACGTATCATCATGTTAGAAGGTGAAGTGCATGATCAAATGGCTAATTTAATAGTAGCCCAATTGTTGTTCTTAGAATCAGAAAATCCTGATAAAGAAATTTCGTTGTTTATTAACAGCCCAGGCGGCTCAGTAACTGCTGGTATGGCCATCTACGACAGCATGCAGTTTATCAAACCAGACATCGCTACCTATGTAATGGGACAGGCCTGTTCAATGGGCAGCCTATTAGCACAAGCAGGTACTGCTGGTAAGCGTTATATGTTGCCCAATGCTCGTCATATGATACATCAACCCTCAGGTGGTGCTCGTGGACAGGCCACTGACATGCTGATTCAAGTTGAAGAAATTCTAGCAATGAAAAAGAATCTAACAGAAATATACGCAAAGCACAACAGTCAAGGTAAGACATATGAAACTTTGATTGCTGACATGGAACGTGATAAGTTCATGAGTGCTAAAGAAGCATTAGAGTATGGGCTTATTGATAAAATAATCGAGAAAAGATAATGAATCTACAACAACTAGGTAAGATAGACAAAGGTTGGGGCTTTGAAATTATATTTGCCAACAACGACAAATACTGTGGCAAGCTGTTGGTGTTTGAACGTGCTGGCGCAAAGACCAGTCTTGTGTTCCACAAAGAAAAACGTAAAAGTTGGTTTGTGAATGCAGGAAAGTTTCGAGTCAAATACATTGATGTAGCTACAGGTGAAGTCAAAGAAGCTATATTAGAAGAAGGAAAGACCGCAGACTTTGCAGAGCTAGGTCCTCACCAAATTGAAGCACTAACACCTAATTCAATTATATTTGAAGTTGGTACTAGCGACTATGTAGAAGATCGGTTTAGACTTGCTCCGGGTGACAGTCAAAATGCAGCCCCTGTCGTCTAAGATAAAATGGACTACTGATGTCCCTCCAGTACAGGATCCAGCTGTCGAAGGAACACCATTCTACGATAGTAAAAACATTGCCCCAAAGTGTGTTGTAGGATTAGACCGCGATGGGGTTATTAATGTTGATCCCGGAACATATACCTATCGTCCGGAAGATTTCGTACCAATACCCGGTAGCCTAGAAGCAATTGCTAAACTACGGAGAATGGGTCATAAAATTGTTGTCATCACCAACCAGGCTGGAATTGGAGAAGGATTATATACCGCCTCTGACGTTGAACGTGTACATGAATACATGTTTCAATTATTAGGTCAGGCAGGATGCCTTAGTATAGACGGGTTATTTTATAGTAATACTAATTTAAGAAGTGATATATTCGCTAAACCAAACGTCGGAATGTTTAAACGATGTGAAGAAGAAATTAAACATATTAAATTTAATAAAGGATATTTTGTAGGTGATAAAATATCTGATCTTAAAGCAGCATACACTATCGGTGCAGTGCCTGTGCTAGTACGTACCGGATATGGGTTAGAAACAGAGAAAGAATTAAACAAGTGGACCCACCGAGAGATCAAACGCAAAACTAAAGTGTTTGATAATCTTGCAGCATTTGTAGAATCAATAAGTCTTGTTAAATGATGCTTGAAGAGCAGTAATCAAATCCTCAATCATTCCATCATCGTGAAACGGAGTAGGTGCAATACGTAACCGCTCCGTTCCCACAGCGACCGTAGGTGAATTGATAGGTTGAATGTAGATATTGTGTTCGTTCAACAGGTCGTCGCTGATAGCCTTACATCGTTTGGCTTCCCCAACTAGGATAGGTACGATGTGTGTGGTCGTAGACTCCATAGCCGGCATGCCCGCTACAGATAATCTATGTTTGAGTTTACGACTGCGTTCTTGATGCTTTTCTCGGATCTCATTATGATCCTTGAGATACTTAACAGACGCAAGTGCACCAGCACAACTCACAGGACTCATCGAAGTAGTAAATATGAATCCTGCAGCCACTGAACGGATGGCATCAACGACATCAGCATCGGCAGCAATATAGCCACCTTGGACTCCATAGGCTTTCCCTAATGTACCATTGACTATGTCAATACGGGATTCTAGCCCTAGCTCTTCAACTTTCCCACCACCGTGGGTTCCATAAAGCCCTACCGCATGTACTTCGTCGATGTATGTGATAGCGCCATACTTGTCTGCGAGATCGCAGATACCTTTGATGTCGCCCACATCACCATCCATTGAGTAAACTGATTCAAATACTATACAGGGTGTTTGTCCTGCAAGTTTAACAGAACACAGTATGTCTTCTAGATGCTGAAGATCATTGTGTCGAAACACAGTTTTAGCTGCTCGACTATGGCTCATACCTATGATAAGACTGTTGTGATTATTAGCATCTGATACGAAATGTATGTCGGGTATGATCTTGCTGAGTGCAATCAGTGTCCACTCGTTGGCCACATAGGCTGAACTAAACAATAGGGCACGACTCTTGTTGTGCAACATGGCTAATTCGTGTTCCAGAGCCACGTGATAATGACTGGTACCACCTATGTTACGAGTACCCCCAGATCCTGAACCTGTTTGATCTAAAGCAGTGTGCATGGCATCCAGTACCACTTTGTGCTGCCCCATGCCTAGATAATCGTTAGAACACCAATTAACTATAGTTTTAATGTTGTAAGGGCCATACCATATGGCTTTGGGGAAATCTCCACGCTCACGGATGATATCGTTGAACACACGATATTTTCCGTTGGATTTCATGTCTTTGATCAGCTGTTTAAAGGGTTCTTTGTTTATCATAGTAATG